GAGGGGCGCTCGCCATGAGACTCTCCGCCGCCCTGTCGGGCAGTCTGAAGCAGCTGATGGAGGCCGAGCTCAAAGGGGCGGAGCGCGCCATCACGCTGGGGGTGCGCGAAGCGACGGATGGGCTCAAGGGCGAGCTCAGGACGCAAATCACCGGAGCCGGTCTTGGCGAGAGGCTTGCCCGGACCTGGCGCGGCGAGGTTTACCCCAAGGGTCAACCCAGCATCGGGGCCGCCGGTCTGGTCTGGTCCAAGGCGCCGGGGATCGTGCGCATCTACGAGGAGGGCGCAACCATCCGCTCCACCAAGGGCCTGTTCCTGGCGATCCCGACGCCGGCAGCCGGTAAATACGGCGATGGCGGCACCAAGATCACGCCGGGCGGCTGGGAGCGGCGAACGGGGATGCGCCTGCGCTTCATCTACCGTCGTGGCGCGCCATCCTTGCTGGTCGCCGACAATTCGCGGCTGAACAGCCGAGGGCGCGCCGTCGCCAATCAGGGACGCCGGCAGGGTTCGGCCTTCACCCGGCTCTCCGGGCGCAGCACGGTGCCGATCTTCGTGCTGGTGGCGAGCGTGACGTTCAAGAAACGGCTCGATGTCGCGGGCGCCGCCCGGCGCTGGCATGGCCGATTGCCGGAACTCGTCTTGCGGCAGTGGCGACTGACGGAAGGGAGCACGCGCTGATGTCGCGACGCGAGGCGATTCTCTCCGCCCTGTTCGAACGGCTCCGGACCGGGCTTTCGGCCACCGTGCGGCGAAACGAGACCCTGCCCGAGAAAGTGCCGACGGCGGGTCTGGTGATCCTGCGCGATGGCGAGCCCGGCGAACCCGACATCACCCTCAACCCCCGCACCGAGTTCTATAGCCACCGGATCGAGATCGAAACCCATGTGACACGTGCGGCCGATGGCAGCGGCGAGGCCGCCCTCGATGACCTGCTTGGCGCTATCGGTCTGGCGCTGGCAACCGACCCATCGATGGGCGGCCTTGCGGAGAACCTCAATACCTCCGCGCCAGAGGTGTCGGCGCTCGCCATCGAGGGCGCCGCGCCGATCCTCACCGCCCGGCTCACCATCACGATCGAATACCTGGTGAGCGATCCGCTCACCTCCTGATCAACACCGCAACCCAAGGAGTCCGATATGGCCAAGGTGCGCGCTTACGGCGCGGACGCCACGCTCAAGGCTGCCCGAGAGGTCAGCTACGGGGTGGCGCCGCTCGCCGGTTATCGCAGTCTGGATTTCAAGTCGACGGATCTCTCCTCGAACCAGCCATTGGGCGATGATCCGCTGCTGGGGCGCGGGCGCAACGCGCAGGATCCCTATCGCGGGCTGATCACCGACGAAGGGCAGATCGAAATCCCGCTCGACTTGCGCGGCACCGGGTTCTGGCTGACCGCCCTGTTCGGCGATCCGGTCACGACGATCGTCGCGGCTTCGGGCAGCATCGCCTTTGCCGGGCAGCCGACGGCCACCAGCACGATCACGATCAATGGCGTGGTCTGGACCTTCGTTTCGGCTACCCCTTCGGGCAATGAGATCGAAATCGGCGGCACGCTCGCCGCAACCCTGACCAATGCCGCCGCCGCCCTCAACGCGAGCGCCTCACCGCTTGTGTCCGTCGCGACCTATGGCATGAGTGGCGGCACGGCGCTCTCGATCACGCACGACACGCCCGGCCCCACCGGCAATGCCTTCACGCTCGCAGCCTCGGCGACGAGCAATGGCACCGTATCGGGAACGACGCTCAAGGGTGGCGGTTACGCGCATGTCTGGGACAGCGGCGCCGACGACATTCCGAGCTTCACCTTCGAGGTTGGCCATCCAAAGCTCGTGACCCCGGTCTTCTTTCGTCACCTGGGCACGGTCGTCGAGAACCTCACCTTCGAGATGGGCCAGGAAGGCCCGGCCAATGCGCGCCTGCAGCTGGTGGCGCAGGGCGAGGAAGACGCGGCGGCGACGATCGACGCCACGCCGGACAGTTATGCGCTCAAGCGCTTCAGCCAGGGCCGCGGCTTCATCCGACGCGGCGGGGCGGCGCTCGCCGGCGTCACCGGCGGCACCCTGACCTTCTCCAACAATCTGGAACGGGTGCGTGTCATCCGCGAGGACGGCAAGATCGAAGCCGCCGATCCCACCTTCGCCTCGTGCCAGGGTGGCATGAGCGTGCGCTTCGATGGCGCGACGCTGGTGGCGGAGGCTGCCAATGGCGATCCGGTCGTGGTCGAGTACGGCTTTACCATGGCGGAGGGCTGGGAACTCAAGTTCGAGCTCTTCCGCGTCTTCCTTCCCAAACCGAAATACGCCGTCTCCGGCCCCGGCGGGGTCGAGGCGAGCTTCGACTGGCGCGCCGCCTATGACGACGCGCAAGGCGCCATGCTGCGGGCGCGCCTGCTGAACGACGTCGTCTCTTACGTGTGAGGTTTCTCATGATCCGGCTGGACTTGAAGCGTGAGCCGCACTGGCTCGATCTCGGCCATGGCGTTCGCGTCCATGTGCGACCCTGCTCGACCGCGCTCGTCATGGCGGCCCGCGCCGCCGCCGCGCGCGCGAATGTCGGCGTGTCGATCGACGAGGAGGCTTCCGTCGGCCTGCGCACGGCGGCGCTGGTGAAGGCGCTGGCGCGGCTTGCCGTCGACGACTGGGAGGGGATTGGCGACACGGAGGGAAAGCCGGTCGCGGTCACGCCGGAGGGGCTCGACGCGCTGCTCGACCTCTGGCCGATTGCCGAGGCCTTCGAGCGGAACTACCTGGGCCCCGCGCTTTTGCTGGACGCTGAAAAAAACGTCTGACGGCCCGCGCCCAATGGCATTTCGGGGGTGGGCCGTCCTATTGCGAAGGCTGCCGGCGCGACCAGCGTCCCTGTGCGCGCGGCGAGGTCGGCGGCGACGGCAATCGCTGTCCCTACATTGCCCATGAACCGCTGAGCGACGCGGGCTGGGCGGCCTGGGACGTGCTGACGCGGTGCAGCGGACAGCTTCGCCTGGCACCCCAAGGCGCCGGCGTGATCGGTCTCGATCTTGCTGCCGCGATCCACTTGGGTCGCGCGGCTGGTTACGACGAGCAGGCTCTCTCCGAGCTGCTGCCCGCCGGGGAAACCGGACTCGTCAAGGCACTCAACGAGCGGCTTGCCGCGACCCTCGACTGAACGGGCCAATACGCCATGGCTGAACGCAATCTTTCCGTCCGCCTCGCCGTGATCGACGGCGGCAAGGTGAAGGCGGAGCTGCGCGATGTCGGCGAAACCGGCGAACGCGCGCTCAAGCGCATCGAGGATGCGAGCAGGCCCGCCTCGCGCGCCTTGCAGGCGATCGACGGCGCGAGCGGCCAGGTGCGCGGCTCGCTGGAAGCCATGACGGGACGTCTTGGCCCCCTTGGCGCCGTGCTCACCCGTCTGGGACCGGTCGGCATCGCCGCCGGCGCGGCTTTGGCCGGCATCGGGCTCGCCTTGACGGCAGGGTTGCAGGAGGCCGCCGAAGCCGAGCGCTCCTATCGCCGCCTCGAAGCGGTGTTGCGCGCCACCGGCCAGGCATCGGGTCTCACCGCGCGCTCCATTGCCGCCTTTGCCGACGAGATCGAGCGCACGACGCTGACGACCGCCGAGTCCGTGCAGGACGCCGCGGCCGTGCTTGCGACCTTCCGCTCGGTCTCGGGCGATACCTTCACGCGCACGCTCCGGCTGGCGCAGGATCTCTCGGCCGTTTTCGGTCAGGATCTTCGATCCTCCGCCACGCAACTCGGCAAGGCGCTGGAGGAACCCGTCGAGGGCATCTCGGCGCTGCGCCGGGTCGGCGTGTCGTTCACCGCCTCGCAGCGTGAACTCATCCGGTCGCTGGTCGAGACCGGCCGGACGGCTGAGGCGCAGAAGGTCATCCTCGATGCGCTCGAACAGCAAGTCGGCGGCGCGGGCGCCGCCGAGGCAGGCGGCCTTACGGGCGCCGCCAACCGGCTCTCCGATGCCTGGGGCAATCTGCTCGAGGCCATCGGCCAGACGCCGGCTGTTTCAGGTTTGGCGGAAGGCGCGCTCAATTTGCTCGCCGCCGCCGCCGAAGGGATCACCGGCCTGTTCGAGGATGATCCGATCGCGACGCGGATCGTCGCGCTCAACAAACGTCTGATCGAAGCGCAGGACGAGCTTGCCCGCCTGCAGGCAGGCGGTCCGGGCACACCCCTCCTCGGGCAGCGCTTCGCCATCGAGGAGCAGCGTCGGACGGTCGAGGCGCTGCAGCGCCAGGTCGATGATCTGATCGCCAGGGCCCGCTCCGAGGCCGAGAGCTTCGCCGCCGGGCAGCGCCAGGCCGAAGCGGGCCGCCGGGCCGCCGAGGCCGAGCGGCTGGCCGAGCTTCTGGCGACGCAGCGCCGCGACATCGACCGGGCGATCGACCAGATCGCGACGGATCCGGGTGAGCGGATCGCCCGCATCAATCGGGAACTGGAGGAGACGCGCCGGCGCTTGAGCGCGCTGCGCGTGCCCGATGGCAGCAATGCCTCCGATGTCGACGCGGCGGTCGCGCGTGCCGAGGAACTGGCGCGCCGACGTATCGATGCCATCGAACGTCCGGCGCGCGAGGCGGCGGTCCGTGCCGGAGCTGCCAATGCCCGCATCATCGAAGACTTTCGCCGCCAGGTGGCAGGTCTCAACGATGAGCGCCAGGCCGCCATCGATCAGGCGCTGTCGCGATTGTCGGAGGGGGCGACCGCCGCCCAGCGCGCGGAGGTCGAGCGGCTGGCCGGCGCGCTCTACGACGAGAAACGGGCGCGCGAAGAGCTTGCCAAAGCGCTGCGCGAAGAAGAGCGGCGGCGCGAGGAAGGGCGCCGGCTCATCGAGCAGACGCGAACGCCGGCGGAAGAGTATGCCGCCACGCTGGAGCGGCTGAATGCACTCCTGCGCACGGGCGCGATCGACCAGGAGACCTTCAACCGGGCGCTCGCTGGGGCCAACGAGGACCTTGCCGAGGCGCAGGAGCGCGCCCTGCGCCAGAGCCGCGACTGGCAGGACGGCGTGCGCCGTGCGCTTGAGGATTATGTCGATGCCTCGAGCGACGCCGCAAGCGCAGCCGAAGAGGCAACCACGCTCGCCTTCCAGTCCATGGAGGACGCGCTCGTTTCCTTCGTGACCACCGGCAAGTTCGAGTTCTCCTCGCTGACCGAGAGCATTCTGGCCGACATCGCGCGGATCGCCGTGCGTCAGGCGATTACCGCGCCATTCGCGGGATTCCTGAACGATAACGCCGACGATCTGCTGGGCGGCATCGGCCAGATCTTCGCGGGCCTCTTCCACGGGGGTGGCGTGATCGGCCATTCGGCCGCGCCTGCACGTCCGGTGGATGCCGGTCTCTTCCTGACCGCGCCACGCTACCACACCGGCGGACTGGCGGGGCTTGCGCCCGACGAACTGCCAGCCATCCTGAAGCGCGGCGAAGCGGTTCTGACGCCCGAACAGATGCGCGCGCTCGGCGGCTCCATGGGCCGGGAAAGCCGCGCCGCGCAACCGATCAACGTGGTGATGAACATCTCGACGCCGGACACCAACGGCTTCCGCTATGCGCAGGGCCAGATCGCGGCCGAGGCGGCGCGCGCCATCGACCGGGCCCGGCGCAATCTCTGACGGAGGGCGATCATGGCCGGGTTCCACGAGGTGCAATTCCCGCCCGACATCTCTTACGGGGCGTCGGGCGGGCCGGGCTATTCGACGACGGTCGTGACCACGGTGTCGGGCCACGAGCGGCGCAACGCCAACTGGGCCGATGCGCGGGGCAAGTGGAACGTGGCGCATGGCCTCAAGAAGCGGGACCAGGTGGCCGCCCTGATCGCGTTCTTTCGGGCGCGGAAGGGCCGCGCCTATGGCTTCCGCTTCAAGGACTGGACCGACTATCAGGCTTTCGCACAGGTGTTGGGCGTCGGCGACGGGGCGAACAAGACCTTCCAGCTCGTCAGGCACTATGCAAGCGGCGGCGCGGTCGAAACCCGGGTCATCGCCAAGCCGGTTCCCGGATCGGTGAAGATCTATCGCGACGGCGTCGGGGCGGTCTCGGGCTGGAGCGTCAACACGGCGACCGGTCTGGTCACCTTCACCACGGCGCCAGCCTCCGGTGTGCAGGTGACGGCGGACTTCGAGTTCGACGTGCCCGTCCGTTTCGACAGCGACCAGATGGACTTGCGCCTGGAAACCTACCAGCTCGGCAGCTGGGGTCAGATTTCTGTGCTGGAGATCAGACCATGAAGTCCACATCGACAGCGCTCGCCACCCACCTGGCAGGGCCCGTGACGACGCTCGCCACCTGCTGGCGTATCTCGCGCATCGACGGGCGCGAGTTCTTCTTCACCGACCACGACCGCGACCTGTCATTCGAGGGCAACCTCTACAAGGCTAGTTCCGGCTATTCGCGCACGGCGATCGCCAACGATGCAAGCCTCAGCGTCGACAATCTCGATGTCGAGGGCGTGTTCGATGACGAGGCCATCACCGAAGAGGAATTGCGCGCCGGTCTCTTCGATCAGGCCGAAGTGCGCATCTTCCTCGTCAACTGGGCCGATCCCGCCATGGGCGCGCTGCGGATGCGGCGCGGCTGGTTTGGCGAGGCGGTGCTGACCGAGCAGGGCGTCTTCCGCACCGAGCTGCGCGGCATGACGCAGGCGCTGCAGCAACGCATCGGCGAGCTCTACAGCCCGGAATGCCGCGCCGATCTCGGCGATCATCGCTGCAAGGTGCCTGTAAACCCGCCAGAAATCGCCCGCGATACCGCTTATGCCAGTGGCGATCATGTGCGCGTTGTCACCGGAACGGGCAGCGGGTCGCAGGTCTGCGAGAACCGGATTTATGGCTGCGTGGTCGCGGGCGTCACCGCCGCGCTCCAGCCGGTCTACGACACTGCTCCCGGCGCGCAAACCGCCGATGGCGGCGCGATGTTCGAGGCCATGGAGTCCTGGAGCCGGTCGGGCATCGTGACGGCCGTCATCGACCGGGCGGTCTTTGATGCCACGCTCGATGAGCCGCGCGCTGCCGACGGCTGGTTTGCAGGCGGTGTGCTGACCTGGGAGACCGGCGCCAATGCCGGACGCTCGATCGAGGTCAAGGGCTGGACACAAGCGATGGGCCGCATCGAGTTGTTCCTGCCCATGGGCTATGCGATCCGGGTCGGAGACCTCTTCCGCGTCCATCCCGGCTGCGACAAGCGCCTCGACACCTGCATCACCCGTTTCGCCAACGTCCTGAACTTTCGCGGCGAGCCCTATGTGCCGGGCCAGGACGCCATGATGAGCTATCCCGATGCGCGCTGAGATCGTTACATCCGACACGATCGTCGCCGAGGCGCGCGGCTGGCTCGGCGTTCCCTGGCGGCACCAGGGGCGCAGCCGCGCCGGGGTCGATTGCGCAGGGCTCGTGGTCCTGGTCGCCCATGCGCTTGACCTGTCCGACTATGACAGCACCGGCTACAGCCGCCGCGCGCAAGGCCAGGGCTTCGTCGAGCACTTCCGCGGCAACATGGACGGCGTCGCCATCCCGGAGGCCCGCCCCGGCGACGTGCTCGTCTTTGCCGACCAGGCCTATCCCTGCCATTGCGGTTTTCTGACCGAACGGCTCGGCAAGCCGCATCTCCTGCACGCGCATGCGACGCGTCGGCGGGTGATCGAAGAGCCCCATGCCGGCGAATGGCCGGCGAAGATCAAGTTCGCCTTCCGCTTTCGTCATTCCGGATCCTGACCTCGGGACTTTGTGTGTCGCGTTCTCGGACGTGAAACCGGTTCCCACTTTCGCTGAGAACGCTCAATGGCCATCCTCGTCGCAGTGGGCGGCGCCGCGCTCGGCTCCGCCGTCGGTCTCGGCTGGCAGGCCGGCTGGCTCGTCGGCTCGGTCGTCGGCAGCCTCCTGTTTCCCGCCAGGGGGCAGAACGTCACCACCGAGGGACCCCGCCTCGGCGACCTGACCGTGTCCTCCTCCGCCTATGGCGCATCGATCGCCATCGGCTACGGCACCCTGCGCATGGCCGGCAACATGATCTGGTCGTCCGGCATAGCCGAGCGGCAGAACGTCACCCGGACCCGCTCGGGCGGCAAGGGCGGCGGCGGTGCCACCCAGACCTCGGTCACCTATTCCTACTTCGCCTCCTTCGCGCTCGGCTTCGGCGAAGGGCCGGCCGAAGATGTGCTCCGGATCTGGGCGGACGGCAAGCTCATCTACGACAAGACCGGCGCGAGCCCCGACGTCGCCAAACCCGATCTCAGGTTCCGCTTCCATTCGGGTGCGGAGGATCAGTTGCCCGACCCGCTGATCGAAGCCCATGTGGGGCAGGGTCGCGCACCCGCCCATCGGGGGCTTGTCACCATCGTCTTCGAGGACCTGGCGCTTGCCGACTTCGGCAACCGCATCCCCAACATCACGGTCGAGATCACCTATCGGCGGGCGGCGCAGCAGCCCTACCAGATCCTCGATTTCATCGCGACGGGTGAAGGCGGATATTTCGGCACCGACCAGATCGACGACCTGGCCGTCGATTGGCGGCGCGGCTATGGCTACTTCATCTCTTCGAGCAGCAATGCCGACGCCGCCGGCATCCGCCGCTTCAGCCTGCGGACCATGAAGGAGGACCGGCAGGCGCGGATGACGGACATCACGGGCGTCGCGCCAAACGACTTTCCGGGCACGCTGTTCTGCGGCGAGGATGGGCATCTCTACCTGACAGTCGGCTCCGGCAACTCGCGGCCGATCATCCGGGTCGAGCCGAATGCCCTGAAGGAAGTCGGCCGCTTCGGCTCCACCGGTAACGGCCTGACCAATTCGACCCTGCGGTTCGTCGCCACGACATGGATGGGGATGGTCTCCGCTTACGGCCCCTCTGGCCGGGTCGACTTCGTTCTCACCGGATCGCTCTTCGACGACGTCGGACTCATTCGCGCCGACACCATGGGTTATGTCTGGGGCGCCGGGCAGAGCGTCACGGAGCCTCGCGTTCGAGGCGTCATTGGTGGTGCGGTCGGCGAAGGCTTCGGGGATGGCTGGATCCTTGGCAGCGGGACGAGTACGAACCATGGAAGCCTCGGCCTCTATCGCCTGCGAGTCTCCGCGCTGGCAGGGTACGATGGCCTCACCGGCCAATCCCTCGGCGTCACCTTCGAGAAGGTTGCCACCTTCTCGCCGTCGGACGTCGAGAGCGGCGCCACCGGCTTCTACGGCAGCGCGGGCGGGCTCACCTACGACACGACCGACGACAGCGTCATCTTTCAGGCGCGCATCTCGAACGGGGGATCGCCCGGCGCGATCTATACGCTGAAATGGCGGAGCGACACCGGCATCGTCTGGAAGACGGTCGTTCCGATCCAGATCAACTACGAGGGGCCCTACTTCGGTCAGAGCCGCCTACGCGGCCAGCGTTGGACGCTGATGCGGGGTACGCGCGTCATCCAGCTGGACACCGCCACGGGCGCTCTGGTGCTGAATGAGATCTGGCCGGGCGCTGTCAGCGAAGGCGGCGCTCAGGTTTACGATGCCGTCACCGACACGCACCTGGTTCGCGGCAGCCAGGGCTGGGCGAAGCTCTTCCTCAATCGCGGCGGCGGTGGTGGAGAGACGCTCTCCGGCATCGTCTCAGACCTTTGCGCCCGTGCCGGCCTTGGTCTGTCCGATATCGACGTCGCCGATCTCGGGGCGACGGTTCCCGGCTATGTCATCGGGCGGCAGACCACCGTGCGGGGCGCCATCGAGCCGCTGGCACAGGCCTATTTCTTCGACGCTGCGGAAAGCGACGATGCGCTGCGGTTCCGGACGCGGGGACGACCGCCCGCCGCGACCATCGACGCGGATCTTCTGCTGCCGCTTGATGAGCGGACCGGCGAAAGCTGGCGTGAGCGTCGCACGCAAGAGGTCGAGCTGCCTGAACGCGTCAGCGTCGTCTACATGGATCGCGGCGCCGACTACCAGCAGGGCACGCAGAGCGAAAAACGCACATCCCTGCCGCTGCCGACCATGCATTCGCGCAACCAGTCCAGCGTAGAGCTAGCCCTTGCGCTGGACGCGACGACGGCCAAGCAGATCGCCGCCAAGACGCTCTACAGCGCATGGATCGAACGCAGCGCGTACGAAGCAGAACTACCGGCCGACTGGCTGCGCCTCGATCCGACCGATGTCGTGGACGTGCTCTTCGAGTCGGGCTCGACCTTCCGGACCCGCATCACCCGTCTCGATGTCGGGGCCGATTTCTCGCTCGCGGTGAAGGGAGTCTCTGAAGCTGCCGCCACCTACGTCTCCAACGTGGCTGCCGATGG